CTATTTAAATTTAAGGGGCGGTAACAATGATTGCGCCAAGTATCACCCCTGACACAAACGGCGCGACAAAGCTGACGGCCCCCCGCGACAACCCTGAAACCCCCCCCATGACAACCACGACGCCCCCCCGCGACACCAGCGTCATAGTAGAAGAGAAGAATAAAGAGAATAATAAAGAAAAGAATAAAGATAATAATGAATATAATAATAATATAAGCAAAAATTTGGATTTAGTTGAAGGTATAGATAAGGAAGTTAAAAGCGTTGTTTCTAATACTTCAACTAATCACCCAACGGGGGGGGATATGCATTCTACAGAAATTGAAGAATATTTAAATTCCCTCCTACGAATTGAAGTGGAAGAAACCCTTGAGGAAAAAATAGAAAAAGTAAAAACTAAATCTTCTTCAATTAAAGAAGAGGAATTTGATATCCCTCAAAGAAATATTGAAGATAAATTTTCAGATTATGAAATATATAATGCATTAAATTATTAAAATTAAAATATGGAACAAATAAGATTATTTAACGAAGATTGCTTGGTAGCAATAAAATCATTACCAGATAATAGTGTCGATAGTATAGTAACGGATCCACCTTATCATTTAACCTCAATTACAAAAAGATTTGGTAAAGATGGATCAGCACCTGCCAAATTTGGCACAGATGGGGCATTTCAAAGGGCATCTAAAGGTTTTATGGGTAAAGAGTGGGATGGAGGAGATATATCCTTTAGAACTGAAATATGGGAAGAATGTTTAAGGGTATTAAAACCAGGGGGTCATTTATTATCCTTTGGTGGTAGTAGAACTTATCACAGAATGGCTGTTGCAATAGAAGACGCGGGATTTTCAATACGTGATCAGATCTTATGGATATATGGTAGTGGATTCCCCAAGTCATACAATATTGGAAAAGCCGTGGATAAAATAAGGGGTAATACAAGTGAGGTTGTTGGACAACAAACATTAACAGATATTAGAGGTGGTAATTATTTGGCTGGTCTTAATGAAAAAGGTATAGAGAGATATGAAGCCAATATAACAAAAGGAAAAAGTGAATGGGAGGGCTGGGGCACGGCGATGAAACCCGCGCACGAACCCCTAGTTTTAGCAAGGAAACCATTTTCTGGATCGGTGGCCCAAAACGTTTTAGCGTGGGGCACAGGTGGGATTAACATAGATAAGAGTAGAATACCAACTGATGATAATTTAAATGGGGGAGCATATGCTAAAAATCCAACAAAACAAAAAGAAAATGCTCCAAGTTTTTATACATCAGTAACAAATAAAGATTTTATTCAACCAGAAGGTCGCTTCCCTGCCAACGTGATTTTTGATGAGGAGGCTGGTAAAATATTAGATGAACAAAGTGGAATCAGCAAAAGTGCTGTATTTGATAGTGAAAAATATAAGTCCATAGCCGGATTAAAGGTAGGTAATACTTATAATAAACCAAAAAAATCATTAGATAATATTAGGGGTTTTACTGATGAAGGTGGTGCAAGCAGATATTTTTTAAATGTTGAAAATACAGATGATGAAGATTTTGACACATCAACAAATCACAATCCAATTGTGATGGCAAGGAAACCATTTTCTGGATCGGTTGCAAATAATGTTTTAGAGTGGCGAACTGGTGGTATAAATATTGAGGAGAGTAGGATTGATTATAAGGATGAAAATGATAAAGAAAAAAATACAGAAGGTCTTAAAAGGTTTAATGAAAATAGAAATAGACTACAAGAATTAGGTTATGGGTTTAAAGGTGGAGAAACATATATTGTTAATAATGAAGGTCGCTTCCCAGCCAACGTGATTTTTGATGAGGAGGCTGGTCGCGCACTTGATTCTCAATCAGGTTATAGCAAATCAAATACAAAACAAGGAAATATAGAAAATAAAGGTTCAGGTGTATTCTTAAAAGAAGATGGAACACAAGCAACAGGACATAAACATAAAGTATATCCAAATACTATACAAGATGAAGGGGGTGCAAGCAGATTCTTCTATTGTGCAAAAGCCAGCAAAAAAGACCGCAATGAGGGGCTTGAGAATTTCCAGGATAAGGCATCACAAATGAACTCTGGGGGTATAGGTAGAAAAACAAGTGTTGAAAAAAGATTAGAGACAAATGATGAAAATGCCCCAACTATGAAGAATATCCATCCAACTGTAAAGCCAACAAAACTTATGGAGTATTTAATCAAACTTATTACACCCCCAGGAGGGATCGTGCTTGATCCTTTTATGGGATCCGGGAGTACTGGAAAAGCCGCGATCAAGAATAATTTTAATTTTATAGGTATAGAAAAAGAAAAAGAATATTTTGATATTGCAAAAGCCAGAATAGAACACGCTAAAGGAAGTGGTTTATTTAAGCCAGAATGAATTATAATATAAAAATGATATCAAAGGTAGGGGGATATATTACCCCTCCTTAAAATTAAAATATGAAAGAAATGAATGTATTGAGTTTATTTGATGGAATGAGTTGTGGGCAAATTGCCTTAAATAAGGTTGGGGTTAATTATGATAATTATTATGCTTGTGAAATTGATAAGTATGCTATGCAGATTACAAATAAGAATTACCCCAACACAATTCAATTAGGGGATATAACAAAACTAGATGTTAATATTTTACCAAAGATTGATTTATTATTTGGTGGTAGTCCATGTCAGTCGTTTTCAAGTGCTGGTAATGGAAAAGGTTTTAATGGAAAAAGTGGATTATTTTGGGAGTATGTTAGAGTATTAAAGGAAGTTAATCCAACTTATTTTTTATTAGAGAATGTTGTTATGAAAAAAGAATGGAAAGATATTATCACAAATGAATTGGGGGTAGAACCAATAATGATAAATTCAAGTCTTGTATCAGCACAAAACAGAAAAAGATTATACTGGACAAATATACCTAATATAACACAACCAGATGACCTAGGATTATACTTAAAGGATATAATGGAGGAAAGTGTTGATAATAAATATAATTTTACACAGAATTTTTATAAGAAAAAACAAGGGACATTGAGTTATAAAAAATCAAGGATGAGTATGAGAACACCAGAACAAAAAGCAAAGACATTATTAACAAATCCTAGAAACGTAGGGGGTAATGGGTTACCTATAAAAATATCTGATGATTATATAAGAGTGCCAACACCAGTTGAATGTGAAAGATTACAGACAATACCTAACAATTATACAGAAGGGGTATCAAATACACAAAGGTATAAGATGATAGGTAATGCTTGGACTGTTGATGTAATTGCACATATATTTAAAAATTTAAAATAGTATTTAATTAAATTGTCTTTTGATAAAATTAAATATATTTATAATAAAATTAAAAATTATGAACAAAGAACAAATTTTAGGAGTATTCAGGCACATTTTAACATTCGTTGGGGGTACGTTAATCACAAAAGGTATTTTTGACCCCGAACTTGCAAATGAAATTGTGGGCACAGTTGTAACTGTTATTGGAACTGTATGGAGTGTGATATCCAAAAAAAGAGTTTAGAATGAAGATTAAAGAAATTACATTATTATCAACAGAGAATTACTTTACACGAAGTGAGGGGGAATGCATGACTTACAATTATGAAATAGTTTTAGAAAATGATAAAAAACTTTTGATTAAAGATTTAAAAAAACCAATACCTGATTGGGCAAAAAATGCCATAATTGATTATGGTTTAAAGGCGCAGTCAGATAATGACGTAAAATATTTTTTAATTAAAAACGAATCTTACACATCAAAAGGAGTTCTCTAATCTCCACAAGTAGGGGGTGCAGTGTCCTATTGCTCCCCCTTTCTTTTTTTATCTTTTTGATACATTCACCCAATAATCTAATTCTTTTAATTTTACTACTGTGTTTAATACAGGCTTACTTAATTCAAAGTAATCTGATTTATTCAACGTTCTTTTGGTAGGGGACTTAATAGTTGTTTTCATATCTTTTTTTTTATAAAAATAAGACTTTTTTTCAAATAAAACAACATTTTTATACATTTTTTTTGTTCTTAATGGTTTTTTTGCAATTTAGCGTATATTTATAGATATAAAAACGTATAAATAATATGGCAAAAATTAAATTAGATAGACATTCGATACTTGAAATACAAGATTTAATTAAGGAAGATATTTTAAGTGATAGACAAATTGCTGAAAAATTTAATGTTAATACCAGACATATAAATTATATAAGGAACGGGAAACGATGGAGTGATTGTTATCTTTGCGAAGAAGAAAGAAATAAACAAATTAAATTTAGTATAAATGTGCAACTGCAAGAAACCAAAAGTGATATCGGAACTCCCGCATATCGAATCACAATCTGATGCAAATGGAATTACCCCAATCGAGTGGGATGAAGTGGGGAGGTTAGTATCATCTCATAAATTAGAATTTAGTCAAATAGACTTTTTGACAAAAATCTATAATAAAATTTTCCAAACAAATAAACCAACAACCACTTGCAAAAGTTGTGTTAAAAATTTGATTGGAAAATTATCACAACAATATAACTTATTAAAAAATGGAATTTGAAATAGCCCCAATTGATGTGCCAATTGATGTTGTTAGACCAAAGGGACGACCAAAATTACCGGAGGGGACCAAGGCCGAACGAAAACCCCTAGTATTACAAACAGAAATACTAAAAGAAGTAATTAGATTATCATTAGATTTGCATTACTCACAAAATGAGGTATTCAATTATCTTGTTAAAAAATATGATATCAAAAGGGTTGATGCTTCTAGGTATTGGAGAAAGTCTTGGGATTTAATTAAGGCTAAATTTACACATTCAAAAGACGAGATGATTAAAAAACATCTTATTAAATTGTGGAATATCCATGATGATGCCTTGGCGTCAAAAGATTATACAAATGCAAGAAATGCACTTAATGATATCGCCAAACTCGTAGGATTAAATTCGCCAGATAAATTAGATGTAACACATCATGCCATCAAACTTAATTTTGGGCAAATAGCCCCAAAGGTAGAGGAAGAAAATAAATAACTATGGAAATAAATGTTGAAGGCTTTACCCCCCATCATGCACAACAGGTTATAATTGATAAAATATTAAACAAAAATAAGAAATACCATATCTTATCTCTGGGGAGACAATTTGGTAAAACTATGTTGGGCATCAATCTATTGTTGAAGTGGGCATTAGAGGAAAATAACAGCACTTGTATGTGGGTTTCACCCATCTATGCTCAAGGTAGAAAAGTGTTTGATGAAATGGTTAATTATCTGGGGGAAACAAATTTAACAACAACAATCAACAAAAGTGATTTGTATATAAAATTTATAAATGGAAGCATCATAACTTTCAAAAGTGGTGAAAGACCTGATGGATTAAGGGGCTATACTCTCGATTATCTCATCATCGACGAAGCGGCTTTTATAAAAGAAGAAGTCTGGTTTGAGGTATTAAAGCCAGCAACCCTTGTTAAAGGTAAAAGGGTTTTATTCTTATCAACCCCCAAAGGTAAAAATTGGTTTTATAATCTATATCAGTTGGCTATGATTGATACAAAAGATGGGCAATATGATTGCAGTTATGGAACATCTTTTGATAATCCCCTTATAAACCCAGATGAACTTTGGGAAAGCAAAAAGACATTACCAGAGCATATATTTAACCAAGAAATTATGGCTCAATTCCTTGATAATGGTGGGGAAGTTTTTACAAATATGGATAACTATTGCAAATTACAAGCATTTGCAAGTTATAACCCCAGCCACAAATATTATGCAGGATTAGACCTTGCAAAGCAAAATGATTATACTGTATTAACAATATTAAACCAAGATGGGGAGGTATGTGAGATATTTAGGACAAATAAGAATACCTATGAAAATATTATTAGTGATGTATTAACTATTGTTAAAAAGTATAAGCCCCAACTATTAGTGGAAGTTAATGGTGTGGGTGATCCCCTATTTGAAAGAATACAAAAAGCATATCCAGCGGCTAAACCTTTTATAACAACACAAGATAGCAAAGCAAATATTATTGAGGAGTTGATAATATCTTTAAATGAGGGGAAATTGATATTACCCTCTAAAACGCTATTTGAGCCGCTGTATAATGAGTTAAACATTTTTACATTCACTTATTCACCAGCAACAAGAAAGTTGCGCTACGGGGCTCCTGTGGGCTTCCACGATGATTGTGTGATGTCATTAGCCTTTGCTAATCAATCATTCAAAACTAAATTAAATTATGGTCAGTATTCAATCAAATAAAATATGAAGGCAGAATTAAAAATTGGGGATAATGTTTATAACATAAAAGCCCCCACATTAAAAGAATGGATGAGATTTAATAGGATTGATTCTTTTGATAAAGAGGAAGATAACTTAAATATTTGTGTTAAACTTTTAAGTGTTTTAACAAATGAGAGTGAGGCGTCAATCAAAGAATGCCCCTACCAAGATATACTCAAAGTTGGTAATGAAGTTTTAAATTTTATTATGGGGTTATCAAAAAAGTTTCACAAATCATTTACGTTTGAAAATATTGAGTATGAGTTTTGTGATTTAAACAAAATATCATTTGGGCACTGGATGGATTTAGACAATTTTCTTTCAAAGAAACCCTCTGAAAGAAAGAATGAATTAAATATACATCTTGCCCTATTATATCTGCCAAAAAAAGATGGAGGTAAATATTTATCTGATAGTGTAATGGAAAGGGCAAAGATTTTTAACAGAATTTCGATTGAGTATTATTTTGGTGCTGTTTTTTTTTTAACTCTTTTAAAACAGGAATTACGCAAAAATTCACCAAACTATTTGTGGAAAGTAATGTGGATCAAGATGCCGAAGATAACAGCGATGATAACGAGTCTTTTAACAATCACTGGGGTTGGTTTAATGCGCTTGAAATTATTTCTGGGGAAGATATTACCAAAATCCCCAAAATAATAGAATATGATTTTTTATTTGTGATGAATCATTTGGCATATATGGCTGATATAAATGAAATAAGAAAAAAGGAACATAATAAAATGATGGCTAAATATAATAGAAATGGGTAATACAGCATTAGGAACTTATAACTTTAAAAAGATAACTGATTTGCTAAAAAATATAGCAAATAAGCACAAACAACTTAATTCTTATTCGATTGGGGATTTGAACCAACTTGGTTATTATACAGAAGAAAGATTAAAGCAAAATAATACAACTGACAATTTGGCAACACATTACCCCTTAATGTATGTTGTTCCAGCCACAGCAACAAATGATGGAAGACAAACAATATATACTTTTAACATATTGGTTATGGATATATTAAATGTTAAGAATTTTGATATTGAAACTGATATTTGGAGTGATACATTAGAAATATGTAAAGATATTGCGGCGGCATTAAGATATAATTTGGAAGAGTGTTATGAAAATTGGGACGTTAATTTTCCTGTTTCATTTACCCCCTTTTCAGAAAGATTTGATGATTATTTATCGGGGTGGAACCTTGAAATCAAATTAGTTATACCTGATGCCCTTAATTTATGTGATGCACCTTTTGAATCATTTGGCCCTTGTATTGAAAACAAATAATAATGAGTGATTTTAATTTTATACTGGATAAGAATAATGAAGCGATGGTGGTTATTGGCAATAGGTTTGTTGAACTTATTAAACAATCACTTAAACAAAAGTATTCTTTTGGTATTGGGTATAATAGAAAAAGGGGTAGTTTTGGTATGGCAGATAAAGTAGCATCTGGCAATTTATATAATTCAATCAAAAGCAATTTTGACCGCGAAACACAAGTGTTAAATATAGAGATGGCTTATTATTGGTATTGGGTAAATAGGGGCAGAAAGTCAAGTGATAAGATGCCACCAATAGCCCCCATCAAACGTTGGGCTAAAATAAGGGGATTAGATGAAAATATGGCTTGGGGTATAGCAAAGAATATACAGAAATTTGGTTATAATGGTAGCCAGTTTTTTGACACCATAGCCACAGATAAACTAATTGAAGAATTTGAAACTGAACTTACTGAAAAGTGGGGGATAGGGATTGATGAGTTCTTTAATACTTTTACAGTAAATAATAATCAGTAATATGCCAAATACAATAGCAGTTTTACAAAAGCCGTTGGCTATTTCACCCACAAATAATGATCACATATGGACATTAAGTGGTGCAACATTAGGGACAAATTTTAAATATATATTAGACATATATTTTTCCCCCAACAATCTAAATGTTAAAAAAGCAAGGTTATTAGCCAGACCAAATTCATTTGGGGTTGCCACATTTAATATAACAGAAGTTGTTAGAAACTTTTTAGACCCCAATCCACGTGCTATATTAGCCGCACCTTTTCAATTATACCCAACTGGACAAACTGCATCATTTGCAAATACTATTGTTACTAATGTAAATTCTTATATTACACATAATTATAATGCCTATAATCAGTATTATACTTTAAATGATTTATGGCATATTGAAGAATATGGAGTTCAAGTTGGATGCACATATACAAGTGGTAATACTACTGTTGTAGATATTATTACAGGTGCAACACAACCTGACCCTATACTTATTTTTCCTGGGGTGGATAATACTTTAATCCCCCAACCAAATTTAACAAATGCTAAATTAAGCACAACTTATTCTGGGTCATCACAATTTTATTCAGAGTTAGGTTATAATCATTATTATTATGATTTATTTAGACACGTTTATTCGGCTGGAACAATTAACGAACAATCACCAGGTGAGTTTTTAAATTCAGCCGGGCCAGATAAATATCCATTTGCAACACTAAATCCTGTGCCAACTGGTGCAACAGATGGAGTTTGTAGAGTTTATATAGTTAGAACTGATTTTCAAAATGAAGGTTTAAATTGTGGTCAAATAGCATTAGAAGGTAATACAAGGGGGGTTTTTGGCAAATATACTTCTTTTAATGGAGAAATTGGAAAACAATATTATAAATATTTATCAGATTGCCAAACAAATACCACATCAGATTTTGAACATGAATTAAAATGGACAAGAAATGGAATATGTTATGATGTTACAAGTGGTGGTGTTATAACAACAAATACCAATTATACCTTTAGTGGCCCCCCACAAACGGTTCTTGGTGAATGCAGAACAAGAAAACACCACAGAGAATGTCCTATTATATTATCATTTTTAAATGGAAAGAATGATTTATTTACAAATGACATCTATTCAATAGGTATATGGGGGGCAAGTGGTAGCACTTATCAATTTAAGGCAGAAGCCAGAAATAGAAACTCATCATCATTACCAAGTGTAAAGGAGGGGGTTGATAGCACTTTTAGAATGCTGACATTTTATACACCATATAATTATACAAATAGTGGATTGAACGTAATACCCCCAGACGTTAGCCGTGTTGCATTTTTTGGGACAAGTTATAGTGCAGATATAGATAACAGATTAAATCCATCTAGTGCAACAACAGAGATATTAGAATTCGTTTTTGAGGGTGCTGATTGCAGGAATGAACCCCAACACTTTTTATTTATGAATGCTAGGGGTATGTGGGACACAATCACATTAGATAAGAAAAGTGAAAAAACAATTAACGTAAATAAGGAAACTTATTTTCAGGGAATGGATTTAAATAAGACAACATATACAAGTGCATCATATAATAGGGGCAAAAGGGTTTATGATAGTGAAGCAAATTATGAGGTAAAGGCAACTTCTTGGTATATAACACAGAATGATATGGTTATATATGAAGAATTATTTATGTCCCAAGATGTTTATTTAATTAAAAATACCCAAATTGAGAATGATGAATTGTTCCAATACCTTATCCCCGTGATGATGAAGGATAAAAGTTTTGTTCAGTATAATAAAAATTATCAAAAATTATATCAATACCAATTTACATTTGAGTATGCTGGGGGTAAAAGGTATAGAACACAAGGTTAAATAATATAAAATGACAGAAGGATTACAAATAAGATGTTATGTTGAGGGCAATCAAAGGTATGTTGATATGTTCCCCAACGAAACTATGCAAATAAATACTTCATTTGCTGAAATACAAGACATTACAAAAAAGAACTCTGCATATTCAAAGCAATTTAATTTGCCGGGGTCCAAAAATAATAATGATGTTTTTAATTACTTTTATGAGTTCTCCTCCACATTTACAGATTTTAACCCCAAACTTAAATTTGAGGCAGAGATATTACTTAATGGTTATGAGATAGCAACTGGCTATATTAGATTAAATTCAGTTAATATAACTAAATTAGAAAAAGTCTATTCAATTACATTTTATAATGAGGTAGGGGACTTGGTTGCAAATATTAAGGATAAGTTTTTATATGATTTAAACTTATCTGGTTTAACGCACCCTATGAATTCAGTAGTTATAGAAAAATCACAATATGACCCCAACTTATATTTGCTCCATGTGACAGATCAAAGACCATCATATCCTTATGAAGATGGCAGAACATTTTTTGGTTTATATAATATAGGTTATCAATATACAACTTCAGCATCAAATATACAAGAATTTTATAATGGTCAAGCATTTGGGCAAATTACATTTGGGGTAGGGGGGACTGAAAGTGTTTTATTAAGTTCAACTTCACCAACCCCTTGGATTGCTGGAGATCAAGTTATACTAATATCAAATAGTAATCCTAATAGATTTATAATTGGCACAGTTATAAGTTTTAATATAGACACTTTACAATTAACATTTAACATTACATCAGAATTAGGAACTGGTTCAGATAATACTTGGGGTATAGGATTATATTTATCTACCTCTGGTATATTAACTGATGTAACAACCCCAAGATTACAATTTGCAGAAAGGAATGATATACCAAATTATTTTAGTTTTTCGGGGACACCAGTTCAATCAAGTTATTTAAAGCCATCTTTACAAGTTAGGGAGTTATATAATCAAATATGTAATCAGGCTGGTTATACAATTGAAAGTAAGTTTTTTGATACAGCATATTTTAAAAAATATTATTTACCCTTAAAATTTGAGGATAGTGTTCTTTCAGGTGGGGATCAAAAAGTATGTTATACATATACAAATTCAAATATAGGTGTTTATATACAAACTACCAATCCATCATCTGGCATAACTTGTAATAATTTTAATTTATTAGCAAATACAGATAGTTTTTTAATACCTTCCATATTAAATGGTAGATATACATTTAATGTTATTTTAACTGCCGATGTGGTATATGAAACTTGCCCCTCACAAGATTTTACAATCAATTTAGTTACAAACACAGGAAACAATCCTATTGTCTATAATATGCTAACACAACAGATGTGTGATGAATATCCTGGCAATTACGAGGCTGTTCAATTTGCTGGAACTGTTACGGTTGATATAAATGGTAATGTGGGAACATTTATTACTATTGAGTTAGGTAGTTATGGTATAAATGCTTTTAGAGATATTACATTTACAATAATTGATGCACCTTCAAGTTATGTTGGGGATTTTAACTACGCAGCACAATTCCCCGAAGATGAGTATAAGCAAATAGATTTTATATCATCTGTAAATAAGTTATTTAACCTTGTTGTAATACCATCACCAGATAAACCAAAGACTTTAATAGTTGAACCTATTGTGGATTATATAGGCAAGGGGGATATTTTAGATTGGACATCAAGGGTGGATTATAATAGTCCTATTAAAGTTGAACCAACTACAAATTATATTAACGGAACATTATTTTTTAATAGTAGATTAGATAAGGACTGGTCTAATCAGCAATTTAATATTAACTTAAATAGAGTTTTTGGGTCAAGGAATATTCAATTAAGCCAAGAATATAAGGATAATATTACAAAAATTGAGGGGGTATTTGCACAAAGTATTGATATTACAATCGATGGCACAAAGAATGATCCCCCAAGGATAACAATACCAAATATATCAGCGGTTAAAGTTAAAGACTTTAATGGACAACCCCAGAATTTATTTGAACCTTTTAAGTCATTAGCCAGAATAATATTTAGGGGGGTTATGTATCCATCTGATAACTATTCAAACGGACCATCAAATTTATTAAAATATTATATTGAAAATAAAAGTTTTGATAAAATACAATTATTAAATAGATTTACAACTTATCCTTTTAATTATAATGAGTTTAGCCATTATACAAATTTTAGAAGTGATGCTTTTGATAATTTAGAAACTATATTCCCTTGGGCGGCTGATATGTATTCTATATATTATAAAGATTATATAGATGATTTAATTAGTGATGAGAATAAAATAATAAATTTAAAGATATTTTTAGACCCCTATGAAATAGCCAATCTAAAATACAACGAAAAGATTTTAATAGAAAACAATTATTATAGGATAAATAAGTTGTCATATAATTTAGTTGAAATTGGTTTATGTGATGTGGAGTTAATAAAATTAACAAGAGACTATACCCCCCACCCAGTATTGTATTATAAGTTATCTGGCTGTTCAAGTGGGGATATTATATATACAAATTCAGATATTAACTATGGCTTATTTGCTTATATAAATAAGTATGTAAAGGTATATAGGGGGTCAGTTTATCCCCTGACATTATTAGGGTGTTATAGTGTATCAGAAGTGGCTTATAATGCCAATCATGTATATGAGAAAATATATATTGGTTCAGCCAACGCCAACGATCCATTAAACCCCTTTCCAGGCGAACTTGGAGTAGGGGTAGGGGTATATGAAAATTGCGCTTGCACAGGTAGAACACAATTTGATGTGGTTCAACAAACAGAGCCAACATTAGAATTAGATTTAGATGGAGTGGTAGAACCTGGTTCAGTTGTTATTACATATACATTATTAGCAAATGAAGCAAAGCCACTTACTTATGATTTAAATTTTACTCATACATTTGACACAATAACAACACCTATTATAGTTAATGAAACTATTACTATGGTAGGGGGGACAACAAGTGCAACAAAAGTTGTAACTTTAAGTGGTGAAAGTTTTTCAAATTTATTACAGACTTCTTCATATAGTAATTTAAATTTATCAGTTGAAGAATATAATAATATATTTGTATCAAGGGTTACAACTGAATTTGTGAATGTAGTGCCAAGCCCAACACCAACATCAACTATAACACCAACACAAACACCAACAAGCACTATTACACCAACTCAAACTATTACACCTACTATAACCCCTACAAATACAATTACTCCAACTCAAACAGAAACTCCAACCCCTACAAATACAATTACACCAACTCAAACAGAAACTCCAACACCAACAGAAACTCCTACAAATACAATTACACCAACTATAACCCCAACCAGAACTATTACACCAACTCAAACAGAAACACCAACACCAACTATAACCCCTACTAATACAATTACACCAACATCAACTATAACTCCTACTAATACCATTACACCAACTATAACCCCAACCAGCACTATTACACCAACTCAAACAGAAACTCCAACACCAACAGAAACACCTACAAATACAATTACTCCAACATCAACTATAACTCCTACAAATACAATTACTCCAACATCAACTATAACTCCTACTAATACTATTACACCAACTCAAACTATTACCCCTACTAATACTATTACACCAACTCAAACTATTACCCCTACTAATACTATTACACCAACTCAAACTATTACCCCTACTAATACTACAACTCCAACAACAAGTATTACACCAACTATTACACCATCAGCAGAAGTAATTAACACATCTTGTTATAACTTTAATGGTCTTCCCCTTGATATTGCAATTCAATCAGATGGTAAAATACTTGTAGGTGGTGATTTTACATCGTATAGTGGAGTATCAGCAAATAATATTATTAGATTAAACTCTGATATAACTAGAGATAATAGTTTTGTTATAGGAAGTGGTTTTGATAGTTTTGTTCTTAATATTAAAATTCAATCTGATGGTAAAATACTTGTAGGTGGTGATTTTACATCATATCAAGGAGTATCAGCAAATAGAATAATTAGATTAAATTCTGATGGAAGTATAGATAATACTTTTAATAGTGGAAGTGGTTTTAATAGTTTTATTACTATTTTAAAGATTGCAATTCAATCAGATGGTAAAATAATTGTAGTTGGTGAATTTATAACATATCAAGGAGTGTCAGCAAGGGGAATAATTAGATTAAATTCTGATGGAAGTAGAGATAATAGTTTTGTTATGGGAACTGGTTTTGATTCTGCTACTTTTGCTATTGCAATTCAATCTGATGGTAAAATGCTTGTAGGGGGTGATTTTACATCATATCAAGGAGTTTCAGTAAATAGAATAATTAGATTAAATTCTGATGGAAGTAGAGATAATAGTTTTGTTATAGGAACTGGTTTTGATTCTGCTACTTTTGCTATTGCAATTCAATCTGATGGTAAAATACTTGTAGGTGGTAGTTTTACATCATATAGTGGAATATCAGCAAATGATATAATTAGATTAAATTCTGATGGAAGTATAGATAATAGTTTTGTTATGGGAACTGGTTTTGATTTTGGTTGCGACAATATTGCAATTCAATCAGATGGTAAAATACTTGTAGGTGGTCCATTTACTACATATCAAGGAGTTTCAGCAAGGCGAATAATTAGATTAAATTCTGATGGAAGTAGAGATAATAGTTTTGTTATTGGAACTGGTTTTAATAATTCGGTTTTATCATTAGTAATTGAATATAATAATAGAATACTTGTAGGTGGTCAATTTACCACATATAATGGGATATCAGCAAATTACTTTACAAGATTAAATTCTGATGGTAGAATTGTTGGATGTTTTATAAACCCAACACCTACACCAACCCCAACACAAACAACAACTCCTACCAACACAATTACACCAACTATAACCCCTACTAATACTATTACACCAACAGAAACTCCAACCAACACTATTACTCCAACAAATACAATTACACCAACATCAACTATAACCCCTACCAACACTATTACTCCAACAAATACAATTACACCAACATCAACTATAACACCTACCAACACTATTACTCCAACAACAACGCCATCATCAACAAATGCAGTAGTAACACCAACACCAACACCAACTAATACAAAAACTCCAACTATTACAGCATCAATTACTCCAAGTATAACTAATACAATAACACCTTCACCAACTCAAACAGAAACTATAACACCAACTCAAACACAAACACCAACTATTACACCAACAAATACAATAACTCCAACTATTACTCCATCAATTACACCAACAAATACAAGAACCCCAACTATAACACCAACACCAGTTTTCTGTTATGCAAGACAATTTAAAGCATCATCAAATGTGCCTGCAACATGTACTTATGGTTGTCCAGCAAGTGGTGCAACATTTACTGCATATGTTAGAAAAAGCACAGGGGCGTTATCAGTTAATGATAGAGTATATTATATGGATACAGATGCAAATTCACAAAGTGCTTGTTTAAATAATACACCAAATCCAGGATTTACTTGGTTACAATTTGCAAATGATGGGGATCCTGCAAACACATTTACAGATGAGTTTGCTTGTTATGCTTGGTTTGTTACTAATAACTATAATGAAATATTTACAGTAACAAATTGTCCATCTCCTGCATCACCATCACCAACACCAAGTAATAATCCAACACCAACACCAACACCAACATCATCAATTACACCAACCAGAACAATTACACCAACTGCTTCAATTACTACAACCCCTTCAAATACTGCAACACCAACACCAACAGGTAGCCCAATTCAAGCGTGTAGAATTTATCAAGGGTATAGAGATTTATCTGGCAATAATAGTTGTCAAACAGCGTGTTCAGCAAATGGTTATGTTTTTGGTAGATATGCTACATTTAATTCAGGTAATGGAGCAATTTATTATCCAAGTTTAACATCTTGTAATAATACTGACCCTTCCGCTTGGGGTAGTGAAAGAATATTTGTAAATAATGGAATTTGTTATGGTATAAATGCATCAGGTGCAATAACTGGTAGCACTCTATGTTCAAGTATTGTAATATCTGCCAACCTTGTTGGAGGTGGAGGTGGAGGAGGTGCTGGTAGTGCTGGTGGTGCTGGTGGTGCTGGTGCTGGTGGTGATATTGTTATAGGCAACCTTAATGTAAATTTAAATGAAACTTATGGTATAACTATTGGTTCTGGTGGTTTTGGTGGGGTTAGTTCTTTTAATGGTGGTCAAGGTGGTGAAGGTATAGGGTCAATTTTAAGTTATAATGCAACAAATTTACTAATAACAAATAATGTTGGAGGTGGAGGTGCATCAGAAGCAAATAAAAATGGATTTGATGGTGGTGGAGGTGGCTCTCTAACATCAACCCCAATAGGTAGTGGTTCAGTTGCCCCTTATGGATATTCTGGTGCAGATGGACAAACTACAAGAGGTGGAGGAGGTGCTGGCTTTGGAGGCTCGGCAAGTGGTGCTATTGCTGGTGATGGTGCCACATTACCTTTAACAGTCTGTCCAAAATGTTATTCTGCTGGTGGAATTGGAGGTGATGAATCATCTAGTGCAGAGCCAGCAAACTCCCCCAATTTAGGTAGAGGTGGTAATGGGGGTAATGGAGGAAGTATTCCAAGTTATCCTGGTTCATCAGGTAGTTCAGGGGTTGTTTTTATACAAGTGCCAGAAGGTTATAAAATAACGGGTTCAAATGTATTCCAAGTTGGAAGCACAACAACTTATAGAATAACAGCAACAACATCAATAACTTTTACCACTATATAAAAGATATCGGTATAAATTGAGATAGTTGTGGTGTAGAAGCCACAACTTTTTCATAATCTTCTATATTTATATAAAGCAATTAAAAAAAAATAACAATATGTCAAGTACAAGAATTTCAGATTTACCCCTTTATACAGGGGATACTGCGGGGACTTTTATTATAATGAATAATAGTGGTGAAACAATAACATATAAGGTAACAAAAGAAACCTTTATAGGTGCCTCTGGGACTTCTGGGACAAGTGGTATAGATGGGACATCTGGTAGTTCAGGGTCATCTGGCTCAAGTGGTATAGATGGCACAAGTGGTTCTTCTGGCTCAAGTGGCACAGAGGGGACATCTGGTAGTTCAGGGTCATCAGGCACAAGTGGTACAGAGGGGACATCTGGTAGTTCAGGGTCATCTGGCTCAAGTGGCACAAGTGGGTCATCTGGCACAAGTGGCACAGAGGGGACAAGTGGTTCATCAGGCACAAGTGGCACAGAGGGGACAAGTGGTTCATCAGGCTCAAGTGGAAGTAGTGGCACAAGTGGTTCATCTGGCACAGAGGGGACATCTGGTAGTTCAGGGTCATCTGGCTCAAGTGGTAGTTCTGGTTCAAGTGGTAGTTCTGGTTCATCTGGCACAAGTGGTTCATCTGGCACAAGTGGCACAGAGGGGACATCTGGTAGTTCAGGGACATCTGGTAGTTCAGGGACATCTGGTAGTTCAGGGTCATCTGGCTCAAGTGGTAGTTCTGGGATAAATGGCACAAGTGGTAGTGCAGGAACAAGTGGAAGTGCTGGGACAAGTGGAACTGCTGGGACAAGTGGCACAAGTGCAGGTAATTACAAATACTCATTAGAATGGTGGGTGGATCCTGTTAATGGAAATGACAATAATAGTGGTGCTTTTGGTGCCCCCAAAAAAACCATTACAGCAACATTAACTGCGGTTACCCCAAGTGATGTAATTAACCTTGTTAGGGGTCAGTATATTGAAAATGTTAATTTTAATAAGTATAATATTACTACTATTGGTAGGGGGCCAAATACTATTATTTCAGGCACAACAACTTCAACTACATCAGGTCAAAAATTTACTGATCTTACATTTCTTGGTGCAACATCAGTAAGCAATCCTGGGCCAAATGGATGTCATTATACCAATTTAGAGTTTTTATCAACATTAAACTTATCAGGCACAACTTTCCACGAGATACAAAATGGTAAATTGAGCGGTAATTTAAGTATTACTAATGCACCAACATATATATATGATTCACAAATATATGGATCCCTTATTACTTCATCATCGCAATTATTATATTTACAGAATACAACTACAAACTCCATAACTGTTACTTCAGGGTTATTTGTTGCAAACTCAATACAAGGAACTCCTTTAAGTTCTACTATTACAATTGGTGCTGGTGTAATTTATTCATTAGTTAATGTTACGGGTTATAATTTAAGTATTAGCCCCTCTGCAATAAAATATGAAACTTTTTTACAATCACAAGGAGCAACAGCAGAACAAGCAAGATTATTAACTGCTACTGTTAGTGATTCAATAAGGTTAATAAATCCCCCATCATCAACAGGTTCAACAAGGACACTTGTATTGGATAGTAATAATATTATTAGTGTTCTTACAGGTTCAACAGGGACGTCTGGGACAAGTGGTAGAAATGGCACTTCTGGGACAACTGGGACATCTGGCACAAGTGGTATTAGCGGGACAAGTGGCACAAGTGGTAGTTCAGGTTCATCTGGGACAAGTGGTGTAAATGGTACTTCTGGCACAAGTGGAAGTGCAGGCACAAGTGGAAGTAGTGGGACAAATGGAACAAGTGGAAGTGCTGGGACAAGTGGAAGTTCGGGGTCAAGTGGGACATCTGGTAATAATGGCACAAGTGGAAGTGCAGGCACAAGTGGAAGTAGTGGGACAAATGGAACAAGTGGAAGTGCTGGGACAAGTGGAAGTTCGGGGTCATCAGGCACAAGTGGAAGTAGTGGGACTTCTGGCACAAGCGGTACAACTGGCACAAGCGGGACAACTGGCACAAGTGGAAGTTCGGGGACAACAGGGACATCTGGCACAAGCGGGACTTCTGGCACAAGCGGTACAACTGGGACGTCAGGTACTTCTGGCACAAGCGGGACATCAGGGACATCTGGCACAAGTGGGACATCTGGGACTTCTTTTGCAAAAACAGGAGGAACAATTAACCAACTATTAGTTAAAAATTCAAGCACAGATTATGATACTTCTTGGACTAGTTCAATTAACATAAATAACTTAACTGCAACAGGTA